ATGATTAAACATTTGGAAGAAATGGTAGATCAGCTAGAAAAAGATGTTGAAAAATTAAAAGATGCAACAAGAGAAATTAAGTTTGCAAACGGTAATGGAAATGGTGGCTACTGATGTGGAAAGTAGTGATGGTTCTTTGTTTATTTAGTGGCAATGGTGAATTATTAGAGCACTCTTACACAGAAAGTATTAGTGATTGTTTAGAGAAAAAACGTATAATGAAACGTAATATGGGTCCAACAGTATTAATTACTTGTGGTGAAGCAGAGGCGGAGCTAGAGGAAATTCAAGGTAAAATTTTCGTAAAAAGTATTCGCAAAATGGAACATTGATGATAGGATAAGGTATGAAAATTGAACTTAAAACATTAGCTCCATACATCATAATGCTAATAGGTTTCGCTGCTTCATGGGGCATGTGGCAACAAAAAGTTCAAGCCTTAGAAACTAAAGTTGATGCGATCAGTCAAATGCAAATAGATATTGCTGTCATCAAAAGCCAGCTTGTTGATATTAATAAGAAATTAGATAAACTAGCTCAATAATTATTCTGCTTCTTCAAATTTATAAAAAAAACTTTCATCATCACCAGCTGTCCACTTAGATTTATTCTCAACACTATATTCAATAGTAGAGACTTTATAATCAGGAAATCTCATCTTTTTAGGTGATAAAGATTTATCATAAAAAATAACTCTGTTGTTAGGCTGAGCTGCAAAGTAGCCGTTTTCTAGTTGAATAATATTAAAGGACTTGTGTTGAGTAGGTACTTCAGAATACCCTATATCAACGATATTGTATTCGGGATGGCAACTATCTATGGTAAAGAGATAATCACCGACGTACCAATTTTTATTGGGGGCGAGGTATTTACACTTCCCTGATCCCACACTAACTTTTTGGATAATACTAATATGATAACTAAAAGCATCCCAAAGCTCCAAATCTTCCAACTCCATTTTTTCATCTGTCTTTTTCCAAACAAAAGCCGATAGAGGTAGCTTATCATATAAAGCTCCAGTCTCGTAGAGGTAGGTCTCAAAATATAATGCCCTACCTTGGATAGACTTGACCGTAACCCAGATCCCTGGTTCATATTCTCCAAATCCTTTTTCAAAATTATATAGATATTCCTTCTTAACAAGGACTTCTATAGGTGGTATATTAGCTACTAAAAAAGCCATTAAACATGACTATATCACGTTCACAAACTAACATGCAAGTATCAAAGGGACCAATGAAGAAAAAGTGGTCAACGAAAAGAAAACGTGCTATTAATTGTAAAAGGCCAAAGGGTTTCTCAGAGAAAGCCTATTGTGCTGGTCTTAAAAAAAGGAGTAAGTAATGCCGGGTAAAAAATTAACCGATCTTTCAGGTGATGGTGTAATCACAAAAAAAGATGTTCTTATTGGCAGAGGAGTTATCCAAGCCAAAAAAGGTGGTTCTGTAAAAGATAAAAAGATTTCTAAAGTAATGAGAGAATATAAAGAAGGTAAGCTGAAGAGTGGTTCTAAAAAAGGACCTAAAGTAAAAAGTCGTAAACAGGCAATAGCTATTGCTTTAAGCGAAGCACGAAAGGCTAAGAAAAAAAAGTAATGGAAAAGTGTACTAAGTGTGGATGCATTTGCCATTGTGGCACTTCTTGTATGTGTGAGTGTGCAGGGTGTCAACACGAAGTAGGGTGTGAGAAGAAACAAGATGGGTAAGTTGTGTGCAAGAGGCAAGGCGGCAGCTAAGCGTAAATTCAAAGTGTATCCCAGCGCATATGCAAACATGTATGCTAGTGCTGTTTGTTCTGGTAAAATAACCCCTGGTGGAAAAAAAGACACAAAGAAAAGAGCCATGGGTGGATCTATTAATGAAATTTCTCAGCAAAGAAAAAAAGTTTCTAACTATAATCAGGGTGGTATCGCTAAGGGATGTGGAGGTATCATGACCAGTAAAAGGAAAGTCACAAAAAAATCGTAATGGGACTTCGTAAATGGGTAGCAGAAAAATGGGTAGATATAGGAGCTCCTAAGAAGGATGGCAAGTATCAACCTTGTGGAAGATCCAAAGATTCTAAAAGAAAATATCCTAAATGTGTGCCTCTAGCTAAGGCAAAAAGTATGTCTAAAGGACAAAAAGCTTCTGCTGTTAGAAGAAAAAGAGCGGCTGGTAACACAGGACCTAAACCAACAAACGTTGCAACATTTTCAAAAAAGAGTAAAAATAAATAATGGCTACATCAGGAACAACAACTTTTGATTTAAATATTGATGATATTATAGAAGTAGCTTATGAGCGTTGTGGTGCTCAAGTTAGAACAGGATATGATATCAAATCCGCTAGAAGAAATTTAAATATACTATTTTCTGAATGGGGAAATAGAGGTGTTCATTTATGGAAAGTAAAAAACACAACAACAAATTTAACAGCAGGCACAGCAACTTACACTGCTCCCTCCGACTGTAATAATATTTTAGAAGTTGTTTTTAGAAACGGTTCTACTGATACTAGTATGGATCAAATCTCTCGATCAGAGTATCAAGCTATTCCTAACAAAAGCTCTACAGGTACACCCAGTCAATACTACGTAAGACGAAATCTTTCTGATGTAGAAATTAGTTTATACCTAACACCAGACACTACAAACACTCAAATTAATTATTATTATATTGCTAGAATAGAAGATGTTGGTGATTATAGTAACACTACAGACGCTCGATACAACTTCATACCTTGTATGGTATCTGGTTTAGCTTATTATACTTCTTTCATGCATGCTCCTGACAGAACTCAGATGTTAAAAATGGCATACGAAGATGAGTTACAAAGAGCTTTACAAGAAGACAGTCAAACTTCTTCTGTACATATTGTTCCTAGAGAATATTTTCCAGGGAGTTAATTATGACTTTTGCTTCAGGTAAATTTGCTCTCGGTCTTTGTGATCGATGTGGACAACAGTATAAGTTACTACAGTTAAAAAAAGAATGGAATGGACTTTATGTGTGTTCTGAATGTTTTGAACCAAAAGCTCCTCAAATAGAACCTCGTTTTCATGCAGCAGATCCTCAGGCTTTATCTTTCACCAGGCCAGCTAGACAAGAGCCTCTCACTGTTTATGTCGGAGCACCGGGAGACAGCGCTTTTGAATCTAATGGTATGCAACCTAGTACTCCAACCAAGAAGTTGCTAATTAGTACGAAAGTTGGTAAGGTGACAGTGAGCACATCATGAATTATTCTGAATTATTAACAAATGTAAGAAACTATACAGAGGTAGGATCTGATGTTTTATCTGATTCTGTTCTAGATGTTTTTATTGAAAACACTGAAAATAGAGTTAACCGAGAAATTGATATTGATGCTTTTCGAAAATTTCAATTTTCAAGTTTTACTATAGGAAGTCCCTTTATCACCATGCCTGATGATTTTGCATTTGAGCGAGGAGTTCAAATCAAAGATCAAGTTACAGGGGATCGAACATGGTTAGAACAAAGAGATACAACTTTTATTGATGAGTACAATGTGGATCGTTCTGACACAGGAAAGCCAAAATACTATGCTAACTGGGATCAAAATACTTTAATTTTCGCTCCTACACCGGATTCAACCTATGAGATTGAACTATGGTACAATAAAACTCCTGATCATTTATCTAGTAGTCAAACCACCACTTGGTTGTCTACTAACGCACCCGAAGTTTTAATTTATGGAACATTAGTCGAAGCATTTTCCTACTTGAAAAATCCTCCATATGTGCAATTATACGAACAAAAGTATGCTCAGGCAGTGCAAAATTTAGCACAAACTCAAATGGGCAGAAAACGTAGAGATGAATACGCAGACGGGGTCCTCCGTATTCCTCTTAGATCAGTAGATCCCGGAGGTAAATAAAGATGGCAATTACACAAGCAGTCTGTGATAGTTTTAAAGTTGAGCTATTAGAAGGCGAGCATGATTTTAGATCCTCTGGTGGCGACGCATTCAAACTTGCTTTGTATGACGCATCTGCAACTCTCAGCAACACAACCACT